GTGTCCGTGCCGTACCAAAAAACACGCCTGTTCTGTTTCCTTTCGAGTAATTGCATCGTGTGCAAGCTGCTAAGAGGTTATCAGGCTCATCAGTACCGCCTTTGCTAATCGGTATCACGTGATCGACTGTCGTTGCATTCTCAGATCCGCAGTATTGGCAACAATAGCCATCACGAATCAGGATTCTTGCTCGTATCTTTGACCAGGCTCTAGTGCCTCCGTTAGCTCTTGCTGACTGGCTGGCCATTAGTAATAGTTCCTCTGTTGATGGAAAGCCCATGCCTTGCAGCTTGTCTCATAACGAACCGTAATGTATTTGATTGATGCGTCTATCTGTCTAAATGGATCTAGATCTCGATAGTGCTTTGATTTCATCTGTCCCAGTCCGTAATGTGAACCGTTACGAGCAAGATACGACCAACGAGATTCCTTTGTAATGATCTTGTTAAAGCATTGAAACTCTTTGTAATCCAATAGCCTTGAATGTGCATAAAGCTTTAGCAAATCAATCTGCGTAGCTGCTTTTGCTGGTGTTGTGGATAACGTCAAGATCAGCATTGACATAGGAATGACCAATAAGTTTTTTATATTTATAATCTTTTTATTTATCTTTTTAATCTTTAAAAGATTATCTTTTAAGTATAGCGATGGCTTCTGACAATCTGTCAAGGATTGAGGCCGGTGTGTTGTGTCGTCCACAAGTGCCTGTGGATAAGTCTGTGTATAACTCATAACTGTATCCATTCAGGTCCCTTAAGGTCTAATTCGGAATCTTTGCGCAGAATGGCTGCACTCATACCACCCGTACCTGGAAACAAATCGTCAAGCTGATCGCCAGGTTGGTAGTTAAGTAAATCTAAAACCCAATCGTTAAAGTAACCTGGCTTCGAACCTCTTAGCCCTTGCTTCATAGCTCTCGGCCCTACGCAAGTATCTTTGACAAACGGTCGTCTATTTTGTTCTTTTCGACCTCCGTAAAGTAAAACAGGCTCCCAGCTATAATTAACGGTGACGTTGTTTCTTATATTAAACATTGTTTTAGTCCAGGCGCATACTCTTGTTTCTGATGGCATCAAAGGCAGGTAAAAGCCTAAAGCAGCCGTGTGGCAACTTAGAGCCCAGCCGTCTTTATATTCGTCCATAAGCATTTCCACGAGCTCAACATGAGTTTGCGGATCGTCCCATTTTGCAGCTTCTTCATGTAAATCGCCGTAGAAGCTTTTGGCCCAACCAAGATAGGGCGGATCGGCGTAGGCAAATTTACTCAAGGCCAGCCACCAGCTCATCATCGACTAGTTTGACCGAGAATGACCCACAACCTGCACACTGGGCAAACCACTCGTGTTCCGTCAGCTCCTTGCCCTTTGTGATCAGATGCTCTTGGCGTGCATCACCATAGAGCTTCTTACATATTGAGCAATCAAATCGCAGCAGTGGCATATGTGCTCCTTGCTAAATTCTCGATTGGATTAAGGTTGCCCTGATCGACCCACCAAGAGTCCTGACGTGGATTCTTGAATCGCTTACGTTTAGCAAAGGCTATTGGAAGCCAGCCCACGATGAAATATGTGGGACTTTTTCCAACGACGAGCACCGCTACATCATCATCTCGATCGTATGGATACACGATGAGATTGCCTCCTGTGTAGGACGTCCAGCGTACTTCAATGCCCTGTCCAACATCAGCTCGTCTCTTGCCTTTATTGTCGCCGATGTCATAATCAAGTCCGAAGTATCGGGCGACCAGTAACTCCGCAGCTAGTGATTCGGCATATTCGACGCATCGTTCATGATTGTTAAGCTTTGAGTTGTATTGAATGCCGTGACCTAGTGATCCAGATTGTGCGAATACAACATCAGAAGCTCGTCGATGGATAGCCCATTCATCAGCTTCGGTTACTGTCATCTTCTGCATTTAGCACACACCCAGATCACTACTTCTTGGCCATGATCGCGGATAGTTAAACCGCCAGACGTGGCTTGCCATTCTAGGCATTCGTCGCATCGATCTAGAGCCGTTGTAGTTATTGATCCATCATCGTGAATAACCGATGCGTATCCGTCCTTGATAAAAGTTATTTCGCCCATCAGACTTGAGGCTTCCATTGTCCGTCTGAGGTCAATACGTACCAGGCTGGAGGACATTGTTTTGCCTTAGCCTTTTCCGAACACATATAACCGCCCCAGCCCTTGCCAGTTTTAGCCGATGTTCCCTCACGCCAAATCATGTGACCATGCACGCATAAAGGCGCAGCAGCTACTTGAACAGCTCCAAGAGTTCCTTTAATCTCATCGATGGCAGTTCCCAGCGTGGGCATTCCAGCCGCTTCTGCAGCTTCTCTCGTCTGAAACGATGGAACGTCTCCGTGTTTAGTGCTCCAATAATCATAATCTTTGGCAGAATCTTGAACAATCTGTGAATCGATTTGCTCGACTTGCTGCATATTCTGAACGGTTGGACGCTTGTCTGTACCTAGAACAAGGCCGGCACATCGGCCAATCGCCGACGTGCAAGTGTCCTCAATAAACCATTTCTTCATCTGGACGTTGTAAGTGTTCACGTTGCCAAAGGCGTAATCGATACCGGCTGGCTCCTGATCCTCGTAGTTCCGATAGATCCGGCACTCGACTAGGACATAGCCCTTCTCAAGATTGACGTCCATGATTGACGTATGGATCTTGCCCTTTGGATAAGTAGCCCAGAATCGTTGAATGCGTGCAGCTACATCTTCGTAATTATCTAAGAAACTCACTTTGAGACCGCCTTAGCTGAGATGTGGCGTGATACAGATCGACCGCGACGATACCCTTCTCGCTGGCCTTCTTTGAAACCTACTGAATAACTAACCAAAGCCCAGAGAATACAGGCGATAGCCATGAGCACGAATAGTCCGATTTCACTTGATGTCATTTTTTGCTCCCGTGGGAGCCTTGTCGAATGCTCCCAGATATAGAGTGACATCGATGGCCGACAATTTCAAGATTGACTTCGGCGTGTCTATTTTTTAAGAGCAATCTCCAGCAGTATTTGATCTAAACGCGCCTCAATTCGAGAGACCTGATCCTTCAGACTGTTGCCACCATTGGGCGAGAGTTCCCTCATGATCGACTTCACCATGAATCTCATTGACGAATAGATGGCAGTAAGCAGAGCAATGACAAGTCCACCTACCGCCGTCCATTCGCCTACGCTCACTTCTTCGAACCGAGAACGTCTTTAGGATTTGCCCAACGCGAAAGCATTGGAACTAATCCAGCGACAAGTCCCATTGCTAAATCTTTTGGATTTGTATTGCCCGTAAGGTAAACGGCCAACATTCCTGCTACTGAGCTTCTTGCCCATGATGCCGCTAAAGCTTGAAATTGTTTCATTTCTTCTTCTCCTTTTTCGGCTTTGCCTGTGGAAGTGGCTCGACCACTGGATATTCTCCTGCATAGGTTGTCAGGCGAGCGCGAGCGAAACCAACAATTTCCTTGCCGATGTAGCGTTGCTTAATCATTACCATTCCGCCGTTGCGCTGATCTCCATCACCGGAGGTATTGCCCTCAATGCAGAGAACGCTTGACTGGCCGACCTTGACGACAATTCCGATGTGGCTGATGCGATCAATGCCATCGTGTGGAAAGTCCATAAAGCAAAGATCACCTAGCTGCGGTTTATCTTCAATCCAACGTCCCAGCTCTTTCATCTTATGAGCACCGGCGGCCGTGGAAACCATTGATGGAATCTTTACGCCGGCAGTGTGAAAGACCCAGTTGCAGAACGAACCGCACCACGGCAAACCGTCTGCCTTTGTAAACTTGCCGTACTTTGTCAGATTCTCGCCAGTTTCGACCGTGCCGATTTCAGCTAGAGCGACTTCAATGATCCGAGCGGCAGTACCTTCCGGATAAGTCACGACAATAACAATTTCGCCTCGTCCTCAGTAATACCTAATTTGGCAAGCAATGCAGCCTTTTCGGTTGCTCTTTTATCTGCTGCCTCTAAATAGGCTTCAACCAATGCCTGATCTTTTGCAGCTTGTGCGATTTCATCTTTTGTTGCTTCACGCTCAATAATTTCGCCAGTAGTTGCATTATGGATTGCTATTTTCATTATTTAACTCCGTATAATTGGTAAGAGCCTGATGTGTTGTAAATGATTTGGATGTCACTTATCGCTGTTGTTGATTTGTAACCAATAGTTGTATTCGTAGTTCCAAAAGTAGTATTTCCATCATTTGTAATAAAACTGATCGCACTTGCCACTTTGTAAGCCGAGGCAGTATAATTAGGTATTCTTAAAACAAAATGATTTTCAGCTACTGTGCCTCGATCTGGTGCAATAACAGTTGCTATTGTGCCAGCAGTAGAAATACCTGATGTAAAGGTTGTATTATTTTGTGCGACTTGTACTGTGTAATAATTATTACCTGAGTCGGAGTTAAATCTAACTGCGGTACTGTTTGCTGACCCACTTGTAAAATCTATGCAATACAAAACCAATTCTTTGTAATCTTGACTTATACTAGAAATAGTTTGTGGCGAAGCAGTAATTGACCCACTTGCCAACAATGTCATTCCGCCGCCGCCTGCTGGTGTTGCCCAGACGGGAACACCGCCACTTACTGTCAGCACTTGTGATGTGCTGCCAATGCCAAGTCGCGTGTTTGTATTTGCAGTTGCTGATCTGTAAGCAATATCTCCAAGAGTTGTCTCAGGATTGAGAGCTTTAAGAGATGTATCAACCGGCTGACCAAAAGCAGCAAAATCGGCCGGAAGATCAGTGACCAGATCGGTTGCCGTAGGCATCGGCCAGCCATAGTTTGTTGTTGGATTAGCCATTCTGTATTCCTTTCATTATGAGACGATTGTAGCGTTTGCCCAATCTAAAGTCGGCGACACGGTATTCCACGCCTCATTAATTGGCACATCGTTCCATCGCATGGCTTGGAGTGAATAGGCCAGTGGAGACATGAAAAGAGTGATGTCGAGTTGATTGTAAGAAGCTCTGAAAGTCCAGCCCTCAACGAAGCCTTGAAAGACGCCCGAGGACATATTTGGCGGCAAGTCATTGAGTGCGATTGGCTGACCCATGAATATATTGATTAAAGCGTCACGATCTCCATTGTCCAGCTCTGGATTCGTCAAGGCGTAAGTGATCGAATCAAATATCGGCTGCGGATAGGCTCGCAAGGCTAGATAGAAGGCGGCCTGATCTTCGGCATCGGCTTGGTGTTTGATGGTCGTTGTGATTATTTGAGCCAGATCACCATAGATTCCAATTGATGCCGCGTCTGTGTCGCTTACCTCGCTTGATGAGTTTGTGCCGTATTTAATAGTGATGTCATTTCGTACATCTCCGGCTCTGGTCTTTATCGTAATGCCACGGCCAAGAGCATGATTGGCAGTCAGATCGGTGTAACCATTGGCAGAAAGGTAAGTCGTTCTATGTGTGGAATCGGCGTAGGAAATAAGACCTGATGCGTCCTCGTATAAATAACCTAGACCGCTAGTAGCAAGTGCCGAGACTAGATCATAAATAACGGTGCGATTAGAAGCTCTTTGTGCAAGTTCGTAATTGCCTGGAGTATCAATCTCACCCAGTCCATTATTTTCGGCATTAGCCCATGTCACCGTCGGATCATAAGTGCTCCATTGGAGCGCGGCTGGAACCTGTTGCCATTGAGCCAAAAGCACCTCGCGTAAAATTGTCTCGATCTGATCGCCGTCAAAGTCCTGAGTTAAGACGCCATCTGTGAGAGCCTTTTGAAGCCTTGCAAGGGCTCCTAAAGCCGTGATGGTGACTTCCTGTGTATAAGCACTAGAGCCAACCTGTGACACGCTTACGGCAATATCCACGACGGATCCGCCAAAGATAGGCACGTAGACGGCAGATGTGTCCTGCACTTCAATCGAGATCGTGTCGTTGATTTCATAAGGTAAAAGAGCTTGATTGAAGATGATCAAAGTGATCGAGCAATAGCCGGCTTGCGCTTGAGTATAGATATTTGTGCGTCCTGATGTAATCGAAAGATTAGCAAGTACGGAATCAGTAACGTCAATGCCATCGATCTTTACGCGCCAGATTGGCGCCCATTGAGTCATGCTAGCTGCAGGTTAGTTGCGCCACCTGTGCCGCGATAAAACCCATCATTGAGTGTGTTGATAATTGTTCGAGCAGTTCCTTCGGAATCAAATGCCCCATTGACCGTTAGGTTAATTACAGGAGCCATTGAAGCGGATTCGGCTGCGCGGAATGAGCCAGCGTTAAATGATCCAGCCACTACGCCAGCAGCTCCGGCAACCGCCGATGACACTCCAGCCGGTGATGTTGTTGTAGATCCTGTTCCTGTCGAAGCCGTAACACTTGGAACCGATATTGTAGGAATGCTTGGTGTCGAAGTAGTTGTCTTTGGAATGCTGACGCTCGGAGCGTTAATTGATGGAGCCGAAATCTGTGAAACGTTAGGCAGGAATGGGACTGAGTTATAGACACGAATAAGAGCATTAATTCCAGCAACAGCTCCAGAGATCAAAGCGTTAAGGCCAGAGATCACCGCGCCGATCACGTTGATGATTCCGCCGGCTATTTCTCCGACTACTTTAAAGGCTCCGCCTAAGACTGTGATTAGAACCGGCACTACGTACTTCTGGATGAATCCGATGAACTCTGTGAAAGCTTCCTTGTTGTCGTCGATTGCCTTAGTGATTGGCTTAAAGAAATCTGCGAACTTACCAAGCGCCGGCACGACCTCATTGACAACGAACTCGACTAGCTGCTGAATAATCGGTAGAAGTTTTGCACCGACTGATTCCTTTGCCTCATCAAAAGTAACTTTAAGAATCTCAAGTCGTCCGGCAAATGTCTCTGCGTTAGCTGCTGCTGCTCCACCAAATAGATCTGAAAGCCTGGTCTGCGTCTCTTCAAATGACATTGACTTCAGCTCTGCCGAAGATAATCCAATGCCTAACTTGCCAAGAGCTGCCGTGTTGCCGTCGTAAGCCTTGCCCAGTGCATTTGCTACGCCATCCAAGCCTTTACCAGTTGCCTGAGAGATGTCGAGTGCAAGATTGAGAAGATCTTGAGCCTTTGTGACATCGTTTGTTGAGAGCGATAATCTCTGCAAGGCCGGACGAAGTTGATCGTCTGTGACACCAGTTGCCAAAGATGTCTTGAGAATCTGCTTCTCGACTGATGCGATCATCTCGTCGGTTGCGCCGGTGGCATTCTTTAGCGCAGTGGCCAGTCTTATTTGAGCAGCTTCATCTTCTATCGCAGCCTTGACTCCATCGACTGCAAGCTTGATGGCATAAGCCCCAGCAGCAGCTCCGGCGGCTGCAAATGCCAATCCTGCCTTCTTGCTAAATTCGCCCATCTTTGATGACGAATTATCAACGTCTCCGTTAGCCGTTGCCAGCGATTTCTTGAGTTGATCTACATCAGCAAGAATCGAGAGCTTGAGTGTGCGCGATTGTGCAGCCATTTACCACTCCTTTAATATTCGATCAAAAGCATTTTCCCACTTGGCAATGATGTCTGGCTGTATTTCGCGGAGTGTCGGATAAATAAACCAGCCCTGAGAACCAGCGCCTTTTGAAGATTGGCCTGACCAAATTGGAAATTGTTTGTATTTGTTCGATCCGAATTCCGTACCGCCCCAGAGATCCTTTGTAGTTCCACCACCAGAAAACTTTTGACTTACAAAGCCAAAAGATAGTTCGCCAATCTTTGAGGATTTAGACACACGGGAGCCACTGGCAATCCTGTCGGCTGCCTTACCTCTGGAGACGGCTTTCTGTTGGATTTTGCCTTGAGCAAATTCTGCCAAAGCTGACGATTCTCTTTTAGCTGCATCAGTAGCTTCTTCGTCCATCGCTTTGAAAGCCGAAGTAATGCGACGAAGATCGGCCTTGTCATAGGCAATCTCAACGTTGTCGCTCACTTTGTTTCTCCAGTATCTCGAAAGCCGTGTAGATCTGCTCCGCCGTCGTCCATTCGCTCATCGGAATTCCCGTCGCTATTGCAAGCTCGACGAGTATGCGATTTACGCTTCCGGCGGCGTAAC